TCAGGCGGGACGCGGCGAATGGACGACGGGGTGCATCTTTCCCGTGACCGCCTTTGCCGTGGCCGTTCCTTCCCTGTCCAGCAGCAGTGCGGCGGGATTTTTCTCGCAGAAGCAGCGAGGCTCGCAGGTCCATCCCGCCGCAAGCCGCGCTTCCTCCTTTTTCAGCATGAAATGGGCGTACCGGCCCACCACCGGTGCAATCAGCCTTGTTGCCCAGCCGAATGTCTCATACAGGTCCCCGAGGAGCCGGTCGGCCTTCCCGGCGATCCGCGGATTGCTGCGATGGAACCACTTCCGGATTGCCCAGACGGCACCCGCATAGCTCGATCTCAGGGGAAAAACCTCCCGGGCCAGACGCTCCCGCACCCGCGGCAACCGGTCCCGGTTCGCCTTCCACCCGTCCAGCATCACCCGGATCATGCGCAGCAGGCTGGGTCCGTTCACATCGAAGTCGCGCCGGAAGGCCTCCAGGAGAAACTCCTCTTCCCGGCCGTTCCGGATGTACCGGTGACGGTAATTGAAGCGGTATTGCCCGTGGGCATCGGCAAGGGGGAATTCCGTCTCCGGAAGCATTGTCCCGTCCTGTTTGTGCTTTTCATAGAGCGGCGTCCCCGGGACCGGCGAATAGAGCATGAACTGGTGAAAAACCGTTTCATGGCTGACGGCATAATCGATCACCGCATCCATGGTCTCGGGCCGGTGCTCTTCGAGCCCGATGATGGACGACCCCAGGACCCGGATGCCGTGCGACTGCAGGGTCTTCACCAGTTCGCGGGTGTCCACGCCCTTCAGCTTGTCATAGGCGCTCTCTTCCCCTTCCAGCCCCATCCAGACCCAGCTTATGCCCAGCCGAAGCAGCTGGTCGATGCTGTAGGATTTCAGGACCCGGGCGGAGCTGAAAGCATAGACGGCCCAGCTCTTGTTGTTGGTCTCCATCAGCTCGAGAAGCCGAAGCGCCCTTTTCCTGTGGAGAAGGAAGTTTTCGTCCAGCGTGAAAAAGGACCTCACCCCGAGATTCTTCTCGAGCTCGCACATGACGGCGAAAAGCTCATCCCCCGTTTCGTAGAAATGGATGCAGTTGCCCTTGCCGCCGAACAGGGCGGAGGTCGAGCAGAAGTTGCATCCGACGGGGCAGCCGACGGAGGGGATCAGGATTGCCGCCGTGCCGCCGGGCCTGCCGCCGAGGTTGATGCCCATCATCCGGGTGCCGAAGCCCGATATCGCCATGGGATGCCGGATGGGAGCCGTGTCGTCCTGGCCCAGGTAACGCTGAAACCACCGGATGCCTTCGCCGCGGACGATGATGTCCGCATCGATCATCTCCTCCAGCCCTTGTTTTCCGGTGACGTGACCTCCGACGATGATCGTGGCGGCGGGCCGATACTGCCTGACCAGCCGGCACATTTCCCGGATTTTACCGATGTTGGGAAGGATCCCGCTGATGCCGATGACGTCATAGGATCGATCCCGGATTTCTTCGACAAAGCGCTCCCGGTCTGGAAAATCGAGGAGGGTGCAGGGGGCCTCCAGGTTGGCCTGGATCATCATGAGCCCGAAGGAGCGGTGAAACATCCTCAGGGAGAAGCCTCCCTGAACGCGCGTCACCTGGTTGTGATACAGCTCCATCGGGTTGATCCGGCGACTGCCGTATTCATCGTCCCGGGCATAGGGTCCGAAGACGCTGGTCAAAAGAACACGGGCGCGGGTTCCAAGCGGGTGTCGGGGCTGGGCGTTCATCCTTTTCTCCTGTTTTGAGGGATATTCGTGCGGGGTCTGGCCGTCTTTAGTACGAAAACAGGTCCACGAAAAGGCCCAGGTTGCTGTTTTACAATACTTTTACAATGTGCAGCCGGGAGGGACGCCCCCCTGTGGCCGCGCGTCGTGAGATTCGCCAAAAACTGTCATAACTCACTTCCGAAATCCTTTTGACTGTGTCAATCTTCTTTTGATTGATCGTTCCCTACCTTCAATAATTCATAATGAGGAGCTCATTAACCCGCTTCTTATGATTGGCTCCTCCAGCCGAATATGACGTCTGAACAGATTCGATATTGTAACCTTTAAATAAATCTCGGATCTCAGCGACGTCGTTGATTGACATCATGAATTTTCCACTAATGTCGGATAATACTTCTCTGAGCTTCAAAAAATCCTCCCGGAAAAAAATATCCTTTCCGTAATAGTCCTCACACCCATAATACGGTGGATCGATATAATAAAAGGTGTCAGGTTTATCAAAGCGTGAGATTACGTCTGCATAAGGCTTGTTCTCGATGTACACCCTTGTTAAGCGAAGGTGAACCGCTGACAATTCCTCCTCGATGCGCAAGAGGTTAAGCCTCGGTTTTGATGTTGTTGCAATGGAGAACGAGGGAGATTTGATCCGGGCCGCATAGCCCAACTTCAGAAGGTAGTAAAAGCGAACAGCTCTCTGGATATCTGTCAGCGTTTCTGGCGCTTCTTTGAAAAAGCGCTGGAACTCGTCACGCGCAACCAATATCCATTTAAAGTACCGTATAAACTCTTCCAAGTGGTGCTTGACCACCCTGTATAGGGTAACCAAATCCAGATTTATGTCATTGATGATCTCGACATCAGAAGCATCTTCGTTCTTTTCAAACAGAAGCCATGCTGCACCAGCGAATACCTCAACATAGCATTTGTGTTCCGGAATCCTCGGAATGATCTTTTTTGCCAATAACGACTTACCACCCATGTACGCCAAAAAACTTTTCACCAGATCCTCCCCTTAAATTGATTTACGGGATGGACCCTGCTATAAGCCGCGCGCGTGCCAACGCACAGCGGATGGCAGCGGGTCATCCCGTCATGTGCTTCAACACATGGTCTGGGGAGGGGCTACTCCCTGGAATGCTGTCCGCTTCTTTTTTCCTCTATTTCGAGAGCTTGTTTCTCTCCGCTACCGCCTCCGCCTCATAGTTCTTGATGAACTCGGGGGCATCCGGTTGCTCGGCCACCCACTCCCGGATGGACCGGATTGATTTGAGATCAATTTCCATCAGCCGGGCCTTCACCTCCGCCTCTTCCTCAGCCTTCACCTGAACAGGATCTTCAATCCATTTGTCACCGTTCCAGATGGGATGCATACAGGGCGGAAGATCAGTTTGGCCTTCCGGAATTGGACCCAGAGCTTCAACGATTGCTGATGTAGCGTCTGATGTCCGATACATGGTTTCACCCCGGTGATCCTCAACAAAGCTCCAGCCCTTTTCACCGAACACGGCAGCATAACCTTTGGATGCAGCAGGTGGGGGGGATGTGGTGGCATTGGCCGGAATAAGGCAAACGGGTTTCCCCCCTCGCTTTGTCTCAAGAGGGTCCAGGCGGGCTTCGGACTCCCGCAGAAATTCGTTGGTCTCGCTGCTATAATGATAGATCTTCATGATGGATGATCCTCCCATTAATACTTGATGATCGGCATGTAGGCCCGGTTGATCGGCCTCGTTTCATTTCCAGTAATGATATTGTTGGGAGCAGAGGAATCCACGGACGGTGATCCAGTACCGATAACGCGGTATCCGTTCGCCCCACCTGTCGTAATGTCACCGGCGTATTTATAGCTATGCGAATGACTCTTAAAGTCGCTGGCCTGCATGGTCCCGACATGATCTCCTGTGGTTCCATCACCCCTGTCCGTTCGAGAAGCCCGATCCGGATCATTCGAGGAGCCATGCGCCCAGCCACGTTCGAACAGGCCGCGGTCGTCCGGAAGGTTGAAGGTTGTGCTTCCGTCACCGGAACCGTACATCGTTCCAATGACGGCAAACAGATTTGCATACGTCGTCCTGGATATCGCTGAACCGTCCCGCTCCAGCCAGCCATCGGGAGGCGTTTCGGACGGCCAGTACGCCAATGAGCCAACTGGTGCCAAGTAAATCCCAAGCGTCGCCCTGGCCGTGGCTGCGTCCGCATCGTCAAGCAGGGTTCGGGCAAAGGATGTCAGACTCGTCAGGGCCATCGCTCCGTCCCCGGTGAAATAGGCGAGCTTGTCCGCCGCGCCGGACAGTGCGGCGAAGGCGATTTCATTGACGGAAATCGGGGAATTGTTCGGGGCCTGACCATACTGGACCGCCGAAAGGCCGGTGTCCACGGCGCATCCCCTGACAATGACCGTTGTCAGGCCGGTTCCGCTTGAATATGTCGAATCGGCGGAAACATAACCATAGGCGTCCGTCGTCTGATCCAGAAAGACGGCACGGTTTTTCTTATATATTGCCGTTTTGTCACCCGTGACGGTGAATGTCGTCGAATCCACCCGGGCCACGGTATCCGCTTCGGTCATCCACCAGGACCCCGCCGGGGTTGAAGCCTTCAGCGTTCCATCATCGTTGATCGCCACGTCAAGACGGGCGTCCAGGGATGCCGCCGATCCCCGGGCGGCGGTAATTTCGGACGCATATGCAAGATAGGCGGGAAGGTAGGTTGTGAGGTCAACCCAACTTGACCCGTCATAGATATAGAACCGGGAAAGGTCCGTCCGCAAACACGGTTGATACTGTGTCGGGGACGCCGGGAAGGAAGTCCCCGAAAAGAAGGTCTTCAGGGCCTCCAGACAGCCGTTCAAGACGGCATAAAGTTGCCCGAAGGTGGTTGTCCCCGAAACCAAGGCTTGAAAATCCTGACTCATTCTGAATCCCCCTTTCAGTACCCACGAAGTTGAATGTCAACGGTCCCCGCCGTCGCCGTTCCCGCTGAATTGTAAAGCGTGACCGTGAAAGAATTTGTCCCTTTGTTCACGACGGGCGTCAGGGCCGAAGTCCCGATCACCGTCACCCCGACCGTATATGTAGAAAGGATCGTCACCCCCAGGCCCGCAAGGGTGAAGGTTGTTCCCGCCGCCGCGATGGACTGACTTGACAGGTTGACCACCACGTCCGGCACGTCTGCTAGGTGCAGAACCTTCGAAAACTCAAAGGTTGTCGCCGCCGAATCCACGGCACATGACACTTTCACCTGATAATGCTTTGCATGACAGGTAACGACGCCGGAAAGGGTCTGATAATCCGTCCAGGTTTCCCTATCTTCCGATGTCCGATACTGGATCAGATAGTTTGCATTCGCCGTGATCGACGTGTCCGTGTCTGTTGGGTATGTCCGATCCGTCCGGTTCGGGAAGGTGATGTCCGTCGCGATCTTGATTTCCGAATCGGAACCGATGTCCACCCGGAGGGTGAAGCCCACCACGTCCCCCAGGTCATAGACCGGGGATTCATAGGATCCCGCATAGAACGTTTCGCCGGCGTATCCAGTGACATCCGTCGTTGTGTCCACCCAATCCGGCTCGTCTGCGTCCGTCAGGCCCGATATAAGGGCGATCACGTCATCCGTTGGGCAAAGGACCATGTTTTCATATGTCCCGGACGCTTGCGGTGATGTCGTCAGTTCGTCGGTGTTCAGGACGACATTCCCTTCAATGTTGGATGCGGTGAGGGTCGCCGTGGATGCGTTCGCGGAATAGAGTCCCGACAGGTCAAGGCCCTTGATCCTGAAGGTATAGGTTCCCGAAACCGGCGGTTCCCAGGTCGCCGCGTTTTCCTGGACCCCATCGATGATGGTCGTTGCGTTCGCCCAGGATGTCCCCCCGACTCTGATTTCATATCCCCATAAATCGGCGTCCGGGATATGCGTCCAGGAGAAGGACACGCTTTGTCCCGTTTGTATTACCTGGAAGTCCTCCACGTCTGAAGGTGCGGCGGATTTCCCGAGCGGAAGGACCGTGACTGTCAGTCCGTTTTCCGGACTCGTTGCGGAGACGGCGATGGTATAGGTCTGTCCCACGGCCAGGCCGGAAAGGATGAAGGAAGGGATCGCCGTCCATCCGGCGTTGGTCCACGCACCTCCGGACTGCTTGTAAAAGACGTTCCATCCGCCTATGTTCGTCCCGCGCCACGACAGGTGATAAACCGACTGCGCCGTCCCGTCCGTCCCGATTTCCCAGGTCTCGACGGCCTTCAGGTCCCGGAAGGTTAGGTCCGAAGGGTTTTCCACTTCCGAAATGACGGCATAATCGTCGTAGATCTCCGGGACATACTCAATGGCCGTGATCCGGCGTCTCAGGTCCTGGGAACGGGTGATCTTGAGGACCCGGAACAGCTTCGTCAGCCGGTTTACTTCCCCGAAGGAGTAGACGGCGTACTGTACCGGGATCTTCGTCCAGGAAGATGTAAGGGCCAGGGTGTCTGTGGTCCCGGGGGAATTGCCAACCGTCAGGGTCTCGCGGGAATCGTCGTCCAGGTGCCGGACGGTCACTTGATAGGTCTTCCCAGATTCGATGGTGACTTCCTGGTCGATCTGAAGGGTTGTGGATGTTGCCGCCACGACTCGGCCGGAGTAACCGATCTGCGGAATGTCATGGGCGACCTCCACCACATCCCCAGGAAGGCAGGCGATGGAATCCACGTCCGCGTCCCATATGGCCGTAAGGGTCAGATATCGGTTGCACAAAAGCAGGAACTTACCGTAATTCGCCGCCTGCTGGCGGGATGTGCAGCCGTAGAGGGTGACAGATGCTTTCCTGGGTTCCCGGTCCGATGCGTCATATCCCGCCGCTTGGACCTCCACGGTCTGCCGGGAGTAATCCAACTCGGCGTCATAGTAGGTGACCTCAACAACGTCCGCCCGGTCATCCATCGCCAGGAATTCCTCTTGATAAGAATCCTTGACGATATTCCCCATCGTGAACAGAAACCGCTGTACGGGAATGGTCTCTGGTCGGTCCACCAAAACCGTAAAGCGGTTTCCCATTTGAACCACGACGGCCCGGCCGTTGAGAGCGATCACGTCCAGGGCCTTTCGCAGATTCAGGATGCTGTCACCGTAGAAATTGACCTTGTAGCCCTTGGCATCACACCAATCCGCCCAGGCCGAGACGGCGTCATAGTCGATTCGTGAATAGGCAACCCCGCCACCATAGACCGAGTTGTGCAGCATGTCATACGCTGCCCAGGCCGGATTGCTCGCATCCTTGTCCTCGTAAGCCGATCCCGTCCAGACGGGGACCGTGGCCCGGGTAGCAAGGACGTCCACCTTCGGCAGCGATCCGCTCAGTTGATCCGTGGCCAGGGCGCGGAGGGCCAGGAGGGCCGTTCCCGGACAGGTGAAATCGTCGTAGACGATCTCATCAAAGTATTCGAAATAGGTTGCATTGACGTACCGTGCGCCCGCAGGAGGAACCGTCTTGAAACGGGTGCGGATATCGTACTGGCCCGCCGGGAGATTGTCCCGGGTGTAGACTTTCCTTTTGGCGCTGGTCGTCGCCCCGGAGATCCGGACGAAGTTCTCCGAAACGGACTGCAACTGCTTGACCGTCCCGTCCTGAATCCAGCGCCAATGGTAAATGTATCGGCCCATCGTTACGTTTCCTTATCCATAACCGATGGAGGACCCGCCCATTGTATCACCGCCCCCCGCACTTCCAAGCCCGCTCAAACCTCCACTTGACGAGCCCCCGCCCACTTCCCCGCCGCCGCCCCCGAGGGCAGCATCCACCCCGATGCTTCCGTTTTTGATGTAGGCGTCGGTGTTGGGGTTGTACGACCAGACGGCCGGATCCGGCGTGTAGGGATCGCATTCGATATGGTCCGTTGCGACAGAGGAGCCTTCCTCCATTTCGATCCAGGTCCCGGTCTCGTCGTAGTATCCGGCGGACCATCTGTAAAACGGCACATCGACTTCAACCATGTGATATTCAGAAAGTGCCGTCCAATCGTCATCCCCGACCTTGCGGTACTGGATTTCCAGTTCAACGGTCTGGGCGTCGATTCCGCCCGAATCGTTGGCGTAACAAAGGCCGTTCGGGAACAGGATGCCCACCCCGATTCCCTGGACCACGTTTCCTTGTGTCCGGCGGGTGATCCATTCCGATGCGCTTGTCAGCCGGGCAGAAACGGCCTGATCGGAATGCGTATCCCCGAAAAACTGAATGACGGGCTGGTCAACGATCCCCATGCGCTGAGACATTGAGATCCCAGAATAGCTCTCAACGGGGGTTTCGTTTATCCGGATACCGCTCATTGCCATCACCTGATGATCGGCCACGGCAAACAGGAGGTTCAGATATTGATTGTCGCCGTCCAGTTCGACGTATTTCCCGATCAGCGGTGGCGTGACGCGATGTGTTCCGTACAGGACAGGGACGGGGATGCCTTCCTCCACGGGATTCGTTGCGACATCCCATCCATAAGTGGCGGAAGAACTGCTTAGATCACTCGATGTTGAGGTGAGGGAATCCGTTGCCGCCGAAGCCGGAAAGAGGGATGTTACGAGCAATCCGCCGGCGATGGCCACGGCCATTCCCGCCGCATACCCGGCGACAGCGGCCCATCCCGTCGCTCCAGAATAGACCCCGAAACCGAACAGACTCCCTGCATAACCTGGCGTAAAATATGCTGAGACACCATACGTGACGATGGCCGCCACAACGATTACGACAAGTGCCAGGACCGTCTGCAGGGGATTCTTGCCGCTGTTCCCGCCTCCTCCTTGGGGAACTGCAGCCGCAAATACAACGGACATCCCTCCACTCGGCCGGATATCGAATCTTTCTTCTCCGCCGGCGAGGACAGCCCCGTTGATACTGACCGCAACCTCATAACCTGCGGTAATCTCCTGAAACTCCCCCATGATCTCCATGAGGGTCTCCCCAGGTTGCATAACGCGGGTTTCCCGGCTTCCTGGGGCCAGCGGATCAAAGGGATTGCTGACACAGGTGACAAGGATCTTGTTCTGTGGGATCAACGTCCGTTCCACCGGTAAAACCCTCGCATCTTCTTTCCGAAGAACCGGTCATTCAAACGGATCAGGCTGGATCCGCGTTTTTCCAAGGTATGAAGGATTCTCCCCCCGCCGACATAGACGCCCAAATGCTGAACCAACTCGGGAAAATTCTGATCCAGGGCAAAACAGACAGCACAGCCGGGCTCCGGAGCATCCAGGCGGATCCATGAAGGCCTCTCCCCCTCAAGGATTCCGTTGATCCGGAAGGCGTCATAGCAGGCCATGTGGAAGTCCGGGACCTCGATCCCGTATCGCCGAAACACTTCCCGGCACAGGCCCCAACAGTCCAAACCCCTGGCCGGATCACGGCCGTTCTGGATGAATGGGATACCGATCAGACCGGACAGATCAGGATGCAATCTTCAACCCTCCCGATCCAGCTCCGGGGAATCCCCCGAACCGGGTTGAGTTTTCCAGGGTCCGGCACATCGTAAGTGTCTTGTCACAGGTGGTTGCCGTCCCGGTATACCCGCATCGAGCATCGCCCAGGCGATACCGGCAGAAGTTTTTCAGGATGCGGTTACGTGGAAAGCGGCGAGTGAAAGGATTTGATGTCCCGAGCACAAAGGTTGCCCAATTGGAATCCGTCTTCGGCTGCTTCAGTTCAAATTCGTGTTCGACTTCGGGATCCGCGTCTCCGTCAGCCTCGATAACCATCGTGTTGACGACGTAGATTTTGACCGTGATCGGCTCGAACCCATTGTTCTTGCAGTAGGTGTCGTACTCGTAAAGATAGGCTTCCAGCACACGGGATACATTGGAAACCCGCACATTGATCTGGGGAACCTCGCCCTTCGAAGTCTCCCCGATCTCATCCAACTCAAAAGGGAACGCGACCCAGGTTTCCCCCTGCCAGGTCAAGTCCTCATTGTTTCGGACAACACGGACAGGCTCGGCAACACCGGGGATGGTGATTTCCAGGCAAATGAGGAAGACGCTGTCCGTGGCCAGCTTGTTCTTTTCCTCGATGGCGATGGAGGACAGAGACAGGGGCATTTGGTCATCCTAAATAGGGGCTGAAGTGCTCCGGTAGATCATGGGAATAAGCATTCTTGAACCAATCGATCAGGTCCTTCTCATTCCCACCCCCAATGGTGATGGTCACCAATTCGGTATATTTCCTCATAACCTCGTCCGTTAGGGCCTGGCTCTCTTCATCAAACAGCACGCGAGCCTGCCGCTTCTGATGGAGGAACAACCATCCGGCGCTTTCCTCCCGCAATCGGCCGTATGCCTGAATCTCAAAGACGAACCGCATCAGAGCGTCATAGAATCGGTGCCTTCGTTCGAGCAAATAATGCCGGTTCTGATCCTCTGCAATCGTCTGTTGTCTCGCGGAGATATCGACCTGCATTCTGGAGATGCGCATTTGCTGGACAGCGATCCATACGGCACAGGCCGTCAAAAGAGCACCGATTACGACGATGATATTCATGGGATCCATGCTGTTAAACCTCCTCGATCTATAAGGGTATGGACATCAGAGCTCCTCAATCGGACATTCGACATCTTTCCACTGACCAGGTCCACCCCACTTCGACTTGATGCTGTTTGCGGAGAAGACGCAGGTATGGGTGGTCCCCGCCACCGGATGAGTCCAGGTGAAACTGCATCCTTGGTAGGTGTTGAAAAAGGTCTTCAATGCCTGGTATTCCGACTCAAGCATCCGGCCCCACTTCAGATCCCAGCGTCCTCTGCCTCGGGTTGCGGTAGGACGGCTCTGGACATAGTTGGCCTCAAATTCCTGACGGATCTGCGGCTTGTAAAATTCGTCGCCTGTGTCCCAGTCGGGAGTCGGTAACATCGATGGCCACTCTGCCATATCCTACCCTCCGAGCGCCGTCCGAAGATTGAAGGCATTCCGCTGGAAGGCATCCAGCCATGCCGTGACGATCAATTCCTGACCGTTCCAGGACGCCTCGCTTTTGGAGACGGCCATCTTCTGGCCGGACTCATTCTTGATCTCAACCTTTACGGACGAGGGCTGTGCCTGTGTCGTCGTTGCTTTGACTCCCAGATCCCCGCCAGACAGCCTGGTGAGCGGAAGAATGGCCTCCTCGCCTGCTTCACCCATCAGGCCCGTCCCGTTCGCCATTGGGAACAGAGTAGGCTTGCTGACGACAGTGCCCTTTGCAAAGGGCATGATCCGTCCACTGCTGAAAACGTTTCCGTGGGCAGAACCGAACAGGCCGCTGAGGAGGCTGCTCCAATTGATGCTCGACAGCGACTTCGCCAGCGGGGCCGTGATGGTTTGCTGAATTGTCAGGCGGGCCAGGTCTTTCAAAATGGAATTGACCAAGTCAGTAAATCCGATCTCGCCGGTTACGAGGAATTCCGCCAGGGCGTCTTCCGCTTTGCTGAAGGCGCTCGTAAAAGCATTTCCCAGGTTGGTCCCCATATCCGACGCGTCTTCGGCAAATTTCCGGAGCTTCGCCTGAACGGGGTCGAGTTCATTGCGGTATTCCAGCAATTTCTTGCGAGCGTCGCTGATGGCTTTCGCTTGGGCATACCAGGCGCTTTCGTCCCTTTGCTTGTCGAGAGCATCAAAACATTCCTGCTGCGCGGCCAGCAATTCCTCTGTCAGGCTGATCCGCTCGGAGAGGGTGTCCCTGTGATATGTTCCTTCCTGCTCCAGGATGTCCAGCGCGTGCAGGCGCAGATCGATTTCGGCCTCGGTGTTGGCCGCATTCCGGAGCAATTCCTTATGATCCGCAGCTTCTTTGGATGCCGCCCTCTTCTTATCAGAGAGCTCCATGAGCGTGTTCATCTGCTCATGGGCAGCGATCACGTTCTCCCCCGCCTTCTTCACGTCCGCCAGAACCTGCGGATCCACCGCGTATCTCTTTTCCTTGGAGCCCTCCTTGTTTTTCTTCCCGACGTCCTCGCGGGCCTTGGCCAGCTTCTCCTGCAGTTCCCGCTCAATGCGGACCATCTCCTGGTAATGCTTCCGAGCCGCCGCGACATCCTCCTCATACCGCTCCTGGATGTCGACATACTCCGCCTCGATCTTCGAGCCGCCCAGTTTCTTGATCTCGGCCTGCAGTTTCCTGATCCTGTCCGCCCCGCTTGTGAGCAGGTCGCTCATGCGATCCAGGATCTGGTTGACGTCCCGGTGCTTCAGGACGTATTCCGTGGACGCCTCGCTCCCCTTCTTCGTGCTGGCGGTCAGGTTTTCCGTGGCCTTGCCGGCGTTGTTGGTTGCATCCCTGACTTTGTTCCGGGCATCGGCCCCCCGGAAGATCTCCTCCCGAATCGATTCCTGGAGAGCTTTTTCCCTTGTAAGTTTCGATTCTGCGGCCTGCTGGTTCTTCAGGAAGTCCTGATAGATGGCATTTTGAGAAGCCCGAGCGGCGTCCGCTTTCTGGCGATAGTTGTCCGTCAGACCGAAGAACCGAGACATCACAGGGAAGGATTCCTGGATGGAGGCGGCAAATTCATAGAAGAGGATCTTACCGGCTTCCTTGACTTGGTTCCAGATGGCCTTTGCCGTGGCCCCGATCATTTCCCATGCATAGACACAGTAGGCGAAGAACTTCGCCACTGAGGCGTAGCCCGCCTGCATGGCCTCGGCGATGGTGAGCCCCAGGATCTCCATCTGGGCGATCTGCTTTCCGATCTGCCAGCCTGCGAATGCAGCTCCGATGGCTGCGACTGCGACAGCCGCAACGGCCGCGGCCGTGGCCACGGTACTCAGCCCGGTTACCGCCGAGACAATGATCCCTTCGATGGCACTGATTAACGGCGTCAGAAGAGCGGTGATGTAGGCAATGCTGGCCTGCCAATGAGAGACCAGCCAGGTCAGCCCGCCGCCCACGGTCTTGATGGCGGCAAAGACAGCCAGCACCTTCAGGGCGATGCCGCCGAAGCCGGTGGTTAGGTCGGTGATGATGGGATGGTTGTTTGTGAAATCACGAATCTCCTTACCGGCGGTGCGGAGATTGTCGATCACGGAGAAGATCTTGTCGTCCAGTTTCTGCAGGCCGGCAACCAGCGTCTCATTCCATTTGATTTCCCCGGTTTCCTTATTGAAGGTAACGATGTAGTCGGTGACGTCCTTGATGATTGCCTTCGTCTTCTCGAATCCGCTCTCCAGTCCCTTGCCGAGGGCCTGCGTGGCAGCATCCTTCAGGTTGGAGAGCTGGACGGAATAATTCTTCGATGCCTCAGCCGCGCCGACCGTGGAACCTTCCAGGGCCTTCATGACCGCATCGTACAGCTTCCCTTCCTTGGCCAACTGCTGGATCTTTGCATTTGTCAGGCCTGCGGCTTCAATCAAGGGCTGCAGCATCGTCGTGCGGGGTTGCATCGATCCCCCGAGAATGCCCCGTACTTCTTCCCCAAGCATATCCAGGGGAACCCGCATGGCGGTGGCCGCCTGAACGACGGCCGTGGTGAAACGGACGATCTGCTTTTCATCAAATCCGGCCTTGATAGCCGGAACGTAGGCCTGGCTGTAAGCCTTGGTCAACTGCTCATAGGTGGCCGCCGTCTCCAGGCCGGCGATGCGCAATTGGGTCTGAACTTCTTTGCTGAGGCTGAGGGCGGCGGCAAACGCCTGCTGACCTGTCACAGCCTCCCCGGAGGCATTCGTGAAATCCCGCATGGAATAGATCAGCGAGGCCAGCCCGACACGGGTTTCTTCCATTGTGGAATTGAATCGATACCCGGCGCTGACAGCGTTCTGGAGCACGCTGTAACCGCCGACGGCCAGGAACATGTTGCGGATGGTGCCGGAAAATTCGCTGGCGACGCCGTTCGTTTCCTGCAGGGTGCGGGCATACGTCTTCGTCGCATTGGTCGTCGTATTGATAACGGCCGATGCGGCGTCCCTGGCGGCGATCAATATTTCAACTTTATTTTCCGCCATACCGTGATATGATTCCCCTCACTGGAGGTGAACACGATGTTTCTGGTCGATGTGATTCTTTCCGGTATCTGGGCGATCACAATGATCGTCACGATTCTTTCAAACTGGCAGTGGATCCTGACCACGACGGGGGGGGTGATCGGCTGCTATCTGCTGATCACCATCCTGACGAGATTCGGGAAACACACCGCCCTACGATGAAAGCCGCTGCTCGCACGTTTTGCGGCAGACGGCACAGGCGCTGGGATGGCGACAGCGTTTGTTTCCCTGCATAACCCTCCCCAACTTGTAAACCCGCCTGAGAAAGTCTTCTTCCAGCAGCCGGATCTTCAGCAGCATCTCTTTGTTCCATGGGATCTCCAGGTCCCCGGCTGCCTGCTTGACAGCGATGTAATCCAGTCCGACAGGACCCTTGGAACCCATTCGCCACTGCGATGCGACGAACGCCCACAGTTCCAGGGCATCCTCGTTTTCTTCCAGGAGCGCCGGCGGGTCCCCGCCCTGTCCGTCGGCATACCACCGCCAGGCGCTCAGGAGTTTTTTGCGGCTTCCCCGATCCCGTATGTTGCATTGACAATTTCCTTGAACAGATCCATGACGGCGCTGTTCGGCAGTTCGTCCACTTCGGAAACCTGATCCGGTAAGACAATGGCGATCACCTCATCAATCACCTCGTCCGCCTGGTCCTGCTGGAGGTTTGTCAGGTTGAACCCCTTCCCCCGCAGGGTTTTGATCTCGCCGCGTTTCAGCGGCCGGATTTCAAACGATTTCCCGCCAAATTCTTTGATCATGCCGACACTCTCCTTTCGTTGATTTCAATTACGGGACCGAACACGCCCCGGGTTCATGTAAAGGCAATCACCAGCTCGTCATCGCCGGCGTTGCGGGTCAGCAGGCAATCGACGCCCAGGGACAGGATCCCCTCCTTGTCGCCGGGCGTGACTGCCGTATACTGCACCTTCGGCGCGGTGATGGTGCAGATGTTGCCTGCAGTCGCGCCGAGGGTTGCCGTGAGCGTCCCGAGATTGCCGCTTCGGAGCTTGCCGAAGAAGTCATACGTCGCCACGGTTACGAATTCGGGATCCAGCGACATGACAGGTTCCCGAGAGGTGATGACAGCGCTCTTGTATCCGCTGGAGGAATTCGCATCGGGCCGAAGCGCAACCTTGTTCCCCATCTTCAATTCCAAGGACCCGATCAAGGCGGCGTAGGAATCGATCTGGAACGCCGCATTCAGGAAGGCCGGGGGCACGGTGGCTTCATAGGCCACCCCGGACGTCAGCATGGCCCCGTCCGCCACGGAAAAGTCCGCGCCGGTGAAGGCAAAGTGAAGGGTCCCGGGCTTCCCGTCCTCCAGCTTCAAGCTCACATCTCCCCGAGCTCCCCAGATCTTCTCGATGACGCCGTTCCAGTAAAGGGCCAGGGTCATGGAGCTGATCGCCGCCGATGCGGGTTTGTAGGTAACCGACGTGCTCTCCACGACAGTCTCCCCGAACCCGCATGCCTTCAGGAGCGATCCCAGGGCCGGGGCCGTCCCCGCCGTCCCCGATCCCTTGAGCTCCACGTCGAACTCGATGACGCCGGACCGCTTTCCCGGAACGGAGGCCCATCGGGACAGGGATGAACTGGAGTTGTCCCGAGCTCCCATCTCGATGGTGGGTTTGAAGGAGGGATTCGCGACCAGGATGGCTTGCGCACCCGCCAGGGTCTCGGCCGCCCCCTCCGTTCCTTCAGCTTTCGCTGCCAGTTGCACCAGGGCTTTCAGCATTGTCCCCTACCTCCTTCTGATCCAGGGTGTTCCCCTGGTTGGTTGTTCGTTCCAGGTACTCCTCCTCGCTCAGTTCCTTCGTCCCCGATGAATCGAAATACCTGGTCTGTCCCGTGTTGAACTTGTCTTCCATAACGCCTCCTTTGCTCCCTCAGGCGACGATCCGTTCCATCACGGCCAGCATGATATCGGCGTGATGGCAGAGGACGCCGCCGAACATCCGGAGATCGATCACCTCGACCTGGACCGGGGACTGGTCGGGTTTATCGCCATCCAGGTAAAACCAGCAGGATCCAGCCGGTGCAGCCGCATTGCGGAACTTCTCACAGGCATCGTCCACAAGGACCTGGAAGGTTTTGTCTGTGGCAGCGGCGTCATTGAGGGCCATGTAACCCGAGATCCGGAACCGGTGATGCCGATAGAACGGTCCCTTGTGATGCTCCGGCACCTTGACGCGGGTGATCTCCCATCCCCGGATCTGCTGTGATCCGCCGGAGGGCGTCCAGGCAAAGAGGTTGAGAAACTTTCCCGAATCGTTGTTCCAGCGCTCGTAATCGTGCACCTGGCCGATGCCGGTCACGCTCAACATCTTGGTTTTGATGTCGGCCAGGATCGCCAGGTAATTGCTCACGACCAGCTCCCGCCAAGCTTCTGGGAAATCTCGAATCCCGCCTTCACGAAGATCCTCCGAACCGCGTCTTCTTTTTCCATCGCCGCCGATTCAAACATGTATCGCCCCTCCGTTCCGCGTTTGGCGATGGCCTTGGCCAGGGCAAAGGCGACACGCTTGGCCTCTGTTCCCCGAAGCCCCATGAACTTCTGTACCCAGGGGACCAGGGCGGAGGACGGCGGCATGTGGGGTTTCGTTCCCTTCTCCACGGGACGGCCGTATTTGGATGCGGTGGCGACAATGCCCTTGATAACGGGCGTGCCCTTGCCCAGGACATCGCTCTGGATCGTGGACAAGAGCCCTCCCTCTGCCCCGTGCACACCCACGGGTGTGTCCTTCTTGACCTCGCGGAGAATGAGATTGACGGCCAGCTCCATCGCCCGGTCCAGCTCCGCCTGGACAATCTCCGGCCCCTTGCCGGTGAGGATTGGACCGCTCTGCAGAATCTCAAACCGAATATCGCCCATCAGCGGCGCTCCCTTGCCCACCTTGGGTGTGTCAGCCGTTCCAGCCCGCCCGGATACTTCTCATCGAAATCCGCGACGGCGGACGCGGGGGGCGTTGTGTCGTCTTCCTTCAGGCCCAGGTGATCCTTGTAGAGCTGCATCAGCCGTTTCGCCCGGGAGGCGAATTCACCGGATTTGGTGCGGTAATTGACCACATCCGCACTCATGGTAGGATCGGCCGTCTGGACCGCCGCATTCGCCAGGTCCTCCAGGCACAGGGCGGCCGCCAGGCTGCAGACGGCCTCGACATCGACGGCCGGAACCGTGGTCGCGCTCCTCGGCACCGTATAGGCGATCCGAACGACTTCCGTCGCCGCCGGGGAATCGCTTCTCAGTCGGATCTTCTCCCCGTCCGGAGACCGGTACAGGGCGTATTCATCCGCATCGAGAATGCTCTCCGGGTTGTCGCCCACGGGATACTCGATGCTCTTGATGGTAGAGAATTCATCGACCCAGCCTTCGGGCAGGTCCAGGTCAGAGGTGCCGCTGCCAGCGACATCCTCGACCAGTTTATCCGGCCGCAATTTCGAGTAACGATTGAGCGCCGCCGTGATCTTCGCATCGTAATCTGTCGGATTGACGAGCTTCCCCGACGTGTCCTTCACAATCGCGATAACCTTTGTTCTCAGATCCTCCAGGGTGCTCATCGATCTTCCCTTCTTTGGCCTTCGGAGAGCCCCAGCCAGGCGCAGCCAAGCAGCGCTGTCGGGCCAACATGAAAGACATGCCAGCCGAAACAGGTTGCACAAAGGATCGTCATGCCCATTGCGACATGCACAGCAACCGTACCGCGAAGGATCCCCCAGGCCATTGCGGCCATGAATGCAGCGATCAGCAACAAGGCCGGGATCCCCAACTCAAACGCCGTTTGAACATATTCGTTGTGGGCCTCGGTGAAGACGCTGTTCATCACCAGGCTCCTCCCCTCGTTACGTACATCACCCAGGCTCTGATCTCCGGAGGCGAGCAGGGGGAAAATGGTTTGCCAGCTGCCGATGCCACGGCCCAGCGCTTCCGACCGGAGCGACCAGGCTGCATGCTTCCAGGCGGTCCAGCGTTCTCCCTGGATCATGCTGTTGAATGACCTCACCTGGCTGAACCAGATCCCGGTGAGTGCGATCAGGACGAGGAGGACGGCAAACCCGCTCCGGGCGGTGAAGCGTTTTAAAAATCCCTGATCCCGGTACCTCCTGAAGATGAAGCAGAGGGTTCCCGCAACTGCTGCCAGAAACGCCGTGGATGATCCGGTCATCATGATCCCCCAGACGATGCAGGGGATCAGGAGCAGTCGATCCTCCCGCATGCAGGCGGGCAGGCAGAGCGCCAGGAAGACGCCGCCGGAGACCGGATTGAACGGACCGGCGATCCGCTCGGGACTGAACCAGGTCTTGGCCCAGCCTCCCTGCTGCAGAGACATCCAGAGCAGAAGCATGATCGCTGCCAGGCACATACCGTCCATTGTCCGATCCGGATCGATCCGCGTGAACCCCTCTGCAGCAGCGAGGAACAGGGCGATCATCAGAAGCCCGAGATAGGCGTCATACGCCGGCGGCAAAATCGTTGCCGTCCTGGCCAGGGCCAGGAGAAAGAAACCTTTCCACCACCAGCTGGAGAGGACAGCCGTGAAGGCCAATCCTCCCAGCCAGATGGCGGCCAGTTGCCAGGACAGCCGGAACTCCATCCCGGTTACCGGGACGATGCAGATCATCAGACCCGGAACGGCTGCCAGCAACAGGATCTCATGGACCTTATTCACGATCAGTATCCCGCACTCGGAGACTTCTTTGCTTCAACCCGGATGAAATAGATGGTGGACGACGAGCTCCCCGCTGTCCCGGGCAGGACCCATCCGATGGTCTGCTCGTTCGTGGGAGCCGTGGTCGTGAACGCGCCGGCCGTCGTTGCCAAGTACAATGTCGCCCCGGGGCTCTTGGCCGTCATCCCGGAGATGACGCCTTCCACGACGATCTCTACCGTGGAGCCGGATGCCCCCCCTTTGTCGATCACTCCCACGGCCGGACGGAGACTGGAATCGTCCGCATCGGCTTTATAGGCTTTCCCGTCGGATCCCTTGATGCAGACGACGTCCCCGGTGGTGAGTGTTTCCCCCGCCATTGCCGAATACCGGACATACTTCTGTGTCCACCAACTCGTGGCATCCGCCGTCTGTACCAGAAGAAGCAGGAACAGCCCGGCAAAGAGCAGCGTGAAAAATCCCTGATGACGCTTTTTCATGGTTTCCTCCTCAATCGTAGAGGGGAGGATCGAGGTCCTCCCCATTGGTGTTCAGGGGTCAGCCCTTACGCGGCGCAGACCGACTTGTCGAATCCGCGATAGTCCGCGACCTCCCACTCATACTCGTGGCGCTGCTTGTACTGGATCTTGTCGCCCACGAACATCTGGCCCACCAGGGGATTGTCCGCTACGAAGAGTTCCGGCTCTTCCTGGCCGTTCAGGAAGGCTACTTCCAAGAGCTCCGAATCAGCCGGATCTGCGATCAGGCCCCAGTCATTGGTGTCCGTCGCCAGCTTGTTCACGAGGATCCGCTCGTGATTCACGCCGAACCGTCCTGCATGGGGGTTGATCGTTCCGGCGATGGGCCAGGGACTGTTGAGGGCCTTTGCGATTTCCAAGTAGGAGCGGGCCACCCACAGATACTTGGGATCCAGAGCCAGCACCTCGCCGGAATCCTTCTCCGTCTGGTTGAACATGGCCACCAGGCGGTTGGTCAGCGTGGTGATCCCCGTTGCGTCGTTGGTGAGGGCCACGCTGCCGAGGTTCCCGTGATCCGAATGGAACATGGCCTTGCTGTCCCCCTTGTAGGTGGCGTTGTCGTTGATCTTGTTCCAGCCGCGCCGGGCATACGTCCGGCGTGCTGCCCGCCCGAGCCTGGCGATCAGGGTCTGGACCGTTCGGAGATCGTCGTTGATGATGACGATGCGATTCACCGTCAGGATCACCCCCTTCTGGTTGAGGGCATAGGAGATCTCCTCGTCGGTCACCATCGAGATCTCTTCATAGTCCTTCGCCTGCGGATCGACGTCCGGAAGGTCGCCGAAATACCCGATGCGGACGGACTCCATTGTCTTGAAGTCCTTCGCATTCCGCTTGTAGCTGATCAGGTTCTGCTCACCGTAATCCACAGCCCGATAATCCTGGATGAGCCTCCTGTAGAGGGTATTCCCCAGAGCATAGCTGAAGGAGCTGGTGCTGAATGCGGCGGGCATGCGCTGATAGCCCATGAAGGCTTCTCCGAATCGGATTCCTTCCGGCGTCAGGATGCCCCGCACCTCGGTGTCGCCGGTGATCCGGGTATAGGCTGCCCGAATCGAAGCGAAGGCGGGAACGTCATTGAACCGGTCATCCACTGTCACGCCGAAGAGCTTGTCCATTGCCGCCTGGATCCGTTCCGGCTCCTCGTTTCCCACCCGGATCTGTCCGGATCCGGTGACCGTCCCCGATCCCGTGAGCTTGTCCACGTACTCCTTCTCATCCTTGATCGCCGCCCGCAGGACCTCCAGTTCGAAAACCTTTTCTCCGAACTGCTTCCGCAACCGTTCCTGGGATAGGTCGGGCAGCCCGGACTCCTTGAGTTCGTCCTTCAGGGTCAGGGAGCAGGCGACGAGTCGGGCATCCTGAAGCACCTTCTGAACATCCGCTCCGTTTCCTCCAGCGTCGGCCAGGGCCGCCTTCACCGCCGCCGCGATCCGTTCATTCATGTCCCCGTCTCCGGAGGGAGCCAGCCCCTTCGCGAGCAGGGCAAGGACCTCCTCTTCCGTTACCGTTCCGCCTGTCACCTTTGCCTCGATGGTCGCATAGAGATCGGGCCTCTTCGCCCTCAGGGCGGCCAACAGTCTTTCCAGCATCTCTGCCTCCTTTCGGCCCGCCGTCTTGGCTGCGGCCATTCTCAAGAATTTGCCCCCGGCAATGGGGTCGTACACCACGTCCACCGAGTCGACCCGGACGATCTTCTCCACCTTCTTCGGCCCCAGCCTGTTTCCGGTTGCCGTCTTCGCGAGGACGTCATGAGAGAGGCCGATCAGATCCCGCTTCCCCCGCTTCCATGCGTCCAGCGCCATATCCCGCAGCCAGGAAGCGCTCTTCAGGATGTTGAGCGTTCCCTCCAGGCCCTTCGCATTCGGAACCACGTCCGAGAGCCAGCCGACCAGGTCGCGAACCGATTTTCCGTAAGGATTAACGTCCGATGTATGCTGCCCCTGGGAAAGGGCGAAGACGCGGGCTCCTTCATACAGGGGGGAGGCCGCCTTCAGCACGTCGAGGGAATAATCCGCGATCTTCTGCAGATCGACGCCTGCTTCGTTGATCTGGACACGCCATCGGTAGCCATAGTCTCCGTCCGCATCCGTCCCCATCGCCGCCGACAGGCGGGATGCCGCCTGGACCTTCACATACTGGCGTTCCACCTCCACCCGCTGTCCCAGGGTCACCTGGTCATCCGCAATCGTGTACGGGTATTGCCAGTACTTGTCCCCGGGATCGTCCTGGGCGATGACGTGGTCCGGGTACACCTCGCAAATCCATACATTCTCCGGCAGGGCCTGCCGGAGCATGTCCCGGATGTCGTCAAAGCTCTTTTGACCGTCGGCGGATCCCGCCGCCACGATCCTTATGACTCCGCTCTCACGATGCATCGGCCCCTCCCTCCTTCTTCTCCGTTCCATTCTTCTCATCGGCCGCAGCAGCGATCCTGCCGCCCTTCGGAACCTTATGCTTCTGCCCGTCGGCTGCCACGATCACGACGGCATCGCCGACATCCTTCCAGTCCAGGATGTCTTCCGTCTTGAGGGGCCGTTCCGTCGGGATGTTCTGTGTGACCGGCCTTCCGTCCTTCACGGCCTTCTTTTTCTCGGAACTGCGGTACGTCAGGCCCTCCAGCCACTTCTGATCGAATTTCGCCATCTCTGATCCTCCTCGTTTGTTTGATGTAATCGGTCATTCCCAGTCGGGATGGTACGGCACGTGATCGCAACCGCAGTTCATCGTCTCCTTGAGCGGTGCCTTCGGGTCCCGAGGAAACATCATCGGCACGCCGCCGATGACAAACGGCTCGTTTACGGGCACATGCTTCCCGTGCGAGGCAATATGGGAGGGTCTCGGCCGGAAGGGATGTCCCGCATGAATCCATTGCTTCTCCAACTCGGGGACGCTCTCGGCCGCCTGCTCCATCCGGAGCTGGGACGCCTTGGAAAAAACGGTCCCCATCTCGTGCCGGGTGATGGTCTCCGCACGGGTGGCCACGTTCTTGAACTGCCCGGCATCCATGGTTTTCCCGATGCTCTCGGCCACTTCCTGGGGCGTCTTCCCCCCGACGACACCCAGGGTGATCTCGCCCTTCACCTTGTACCAGGCGTCGCTGAACAGGTTCTGCAGGTAGTCGTTGCTGTACTCCTTGAGCGTATCCAGGACGGCTGTGGAGAGATGATAGCTCCCCATGTGGATGCCCGATGCCGCCAGGGGCGCATCGACCAGGTTCGTTCCCAGGTTCCAGGCCATGCTCAGGCTGCCCGAAAGTTCCGCCTTCGCCCGCAGGGTGTAATTCGCGACCTGGTATTCGATGGAATCGAGCATCTGGCGGAGGTGGTAGGCATCGAACGATCCCAGGGCCGCCTTCCCGAGCTCCGTCAACACCTGGCCATGCAGATCCGAGAGGATCGCGAGCATCGATTCCGTCCCCGAAAGGATGCCCTGTTCCTTGGCCTGGAGAGCTTTTTTGATGGCAGCGGACACTGTGATCATCCGAGAGCTCCTTCAAAACGTCACTTCTGAGGCCCGTTGACATGTTTATAAAACGTGTCAACGGCATATCCGGGTATTGGGTCATTCGGACGCCCAAACGCCTTACAGGGCATTTTCAGGCCTCGTTCCCAATTTCCGTTTCCCTGGTCTTGGAATAGTCGACGTACCCCTTTTTCTCTTTCTGCTTGTTGATGGCCTCTTTGACCTGGTCGAGATCGATGTCGACGCCGATGAAGGCCGTGATGGCCGCAAAGATCTGGCGGGCTGTATCCTTGTCGATCCATTCCTGGTTCTCCGCCCCGATCAGGGCCGCCCCCACCTGCTGCACCACCGTCCCCAACTTGGCGACGTCCTTGGTCTCCATCTGGGGCAGCATAACGGAATACTGCTCGGCCTCCTCGTCTCTCACTTGCAAATAGCGGGCGGTTCGGGCCTGGCGGATCTGATAGGCGCACATGTCCTCCAGGATGTATTTCACAGTGAGCTGCTTCCGCTTGAGCATCTTGATAGCCGGGGAGGACATCTCTGCAGCCGTGGCGCGGTTGACGTCTCCGCCGCCGCCGTACCAGTGCTCCGGGTAGCCGAAGCGCCCGAGGATGTGATTGCGGAAGAGCCGCGCCCCCTCGCCGGCCTCGATGGATTCCAGCTTGGGCGCGGAGGGCGTGAGTTTGACCTTTTCATTATGGCCGTAGACGGATCCCGATTTCTTCGTAAAGGCTTTGATATGCTCCTTGATCTCGTCGTCCTTCGCACCCTCCACCAACAGGTCCCACACGAAACTGTTGAGCAGCGGCCACTTGTCCGCGTAGTCGAACAGGTACTGCTCATAGGCGTCCAGCCAGTCCGCCACGGGGAGCAGCGACGAGCGGCCCCGGGGCGAGTTGGAAACGTTGTTGATGGACCAGTAGAAGCAATCCCCGTCGGTGAAGTGATTGCGCAGCATCTTTGCTGCAGGGGAGAGGACAAAGTCCGCCTCGGGCGGCAGTATCGTCCGGTACTTCTTCGCCTCCGTGGCGATGGAATAGCCCGCCACCTCCCCGATCCATCCCTTGGTCAGGACGCCGATCTGGACCTTCACGTTCTCCGGATCGGTGATGACATCCATGATCTGGGCGGGATCGATGTAGCCGCAACGCACCCTGCCGGTCTGGGCGGCCGTGAAGGCGGGGAGGCAGAGCTCTCCGAAGACATGGAGCTCGTCCACGTGCTTTGGAAAGAAGAGCGGCATGCGGTTGATGGGATCGTTCCAGAAACCGTCCAGGACCGCCTTCACGGCCGGATGCTTCGCCTCATACGGCAGACCCTCCGCCAGGATGAAAGCCGTCGTGATGTCGATCAGCCATCCGGCCAGGGGATTTGTCTCCCACAGCCAGTAGGCGATCTCGATCATGCGATCCTGCATGACCGGGACCAGGTCCCGGTTTGCATTTGTCGTGAGCCGCCGCCAGACCGTGCCGTCGGCGTCCGGGGCACCTAGACTATCCGATACGCTCGCTGCCCGGATCTGCTCCAGCCGGGAGGTTTCCTTCTCCTCAGCGAGTCTCTGGGCTACCCTGAATTCCAGCTCGTTATTCAGATGGTTGGAAATGGCTCCGCTCACGCCGCCCTCCTGGAAAACCGGCCCAGTATGCCCGTTCTTTGCGCCCGGTAATCGTTTTGCTCTGGTTCGCTGCTCACGCCGGCCGGCTTCACCAGCCCGCTTTGCAGTTTCCTGATCGCCATCTCTGCGGAGTCCGGGCCATCGTCATGAACCGTCTGGTTGTAGATGTAGACGAACTGCTCGATCAGAACCCTCTGGTCGCTGTGGTTCTTCTCAAAGAGGATCTTCCCGTGTTCCCACAGGTAGGAGCAGGTGCCGACAATCCGGGCGATCTTCTTGGTGTTGTGCTGGATCGGATCCCAGGGGAGAAATCGGTTCACCTCCTTGGCATAGTTCTGGATCGCCTCATGAAGAAAGTCCTTGAACATGTTTTCCTCGATGACCACGATCCCCGGATACGTGTCGTTCTGCTGGTAGGCGGCGGCAAACATGTCACCGATGGAGCGGCGCTTGATCCAGGCATGCATGCACGGGAAGACCATCTCTTTGGGATCCAGGCCGAAGGTGACAACAGCCCGGAAGTCGCTGCCCCTGGTGGAGGTTCCGGAAGGATCGACGGCCGTCGCAAAAAGAAGCTCGCGGTTGATCACCTCGATCCGCTCGAAGTACCGGACCTGCTCTTCCGGGAACGGGGAATCTTCGGTGCCGACCTTGTTGCGGTATTCCTTGTTGAAGGTATAGGTGCCGACGTCATGCTTCTTCTTCAGGATCCGTTCCATCGGCCAGGCTGCCGGCCACAGGGACCGCTCATCGGGCGTCCCTTCATCGAGAATGAGATCGTAGACCATGGATTCATAACGAGGCAGGCCGTCCTCGTCCTCCTCGGCGATCAACTGCGAGATCGCGGACAGCGGAGAAAAGAGGTTCCCCACCATGATCGCGGAGTATCCCCGGCCCAGGGAACCCAGCACCGCGCCGCGAATGAAGTTCTTTATCTTCTTCGTGGTATGCGGGTTCTCCACCGTCTCGTCGTTCTCCATGTCGTCGAAGATCACCATGTCCGGCCGGTGCTGCCGATACCGGATCCCGCGCACCTTGTCGCCGCGTCCCCTGGCCATCACCATGACGCCGTTGGACGTCTCAAACTCGTCATCGCTCCAGTTTTTCGTCTTCAGGTTGCCGAAGTCATGCTTGATGCGGGGGTTCTCCTCCAACTCCAGCTTGATCTGCAGGGAGAACGCGGCCGCCTGGTCATGAGTATCGGAACACGGCCAGATAAAGCGTTTGAGCCCATAGACGATCTTGTGAACCGGATTCCCCAGGGTAAAGAAGGTGGACTTGGCCAGCTCGCGGGGAGCCCCGACCAATGCAAGCTGGTCTTCCAGCTCTGTGATGAACTGCCACTCCTGATGGCACTCGGCAAAATCGACGCTGAAGTAATGCGGCAGGTAGGTGCGGAAGAAATAGAGCAGGTCGGTCCTCCCCCGCTCCTTCCGCTCGGCCTGCTTGGCCGGCGTGTCCCGTTCGAAGGGCGAAACGGATTCGCGGATCCATTTCTTCAGCTCATCGACCTGCTTGTCGAACTGCCCTTCGGTCAGGTTCGGCCGCTTACGCATTGCCATGGCTCATGCACTCCGTCTTGAACTGCATCGTCATTGCGTCGAAATCCGCCGCCAGGATCTTCAGTCCTTCCGGATCGTTCTCCCGCAGCCAGGCGACGATCCACTGCATATTCTCCAGGAACACCTGGGCTCGGTCGTATCCGGCCCCCTGGTTTTCAACCGCCCGGAACTTCACGACCAGGGCACCCAGCTTCGAAAGGTTGTCGAGGGTCGCTCCTTCGATTGCGCCGGGCTCCCGCTCCTCGGCAAAGCTCAGTTCCCGCTCCAGAAGGGCCTCCATCCGGAGTCCAAACGTGGCCTTCCTGGCCCGGGCCTTGTCCCATTCATCGAACTCCTCACCGGGCTTCTTCGTCCGCGCCTTCCAGGCGGACAGCGTCTGCCGGGAAACACCCAGCACGGTTTCGATGGCCGTCAGGGACTGCCCATCGATGAACATCTGCCGGGCTACAGCCTCCAACTCAATGCGGGCACCCTTTTCGGCCATCACCCCAACTCCGCCTTCAGTCGCTGGATGTTCGACGAGACGACGGCAAGCTCCCCCCATTTGGATTTCAGGTCGTCCCACTGGCTGTCCACTTCCTCAACGGGCAAATCGTCGGGACGTTTCAGGCTGCAGTCCAGGTTGATGCAGATGATCCTGGCCAGGTCCTCAATCTCCATCCGGAGCCGCTTGGCGGTATGCTCCAGATTGGTGAGCTGCACCCGTCTCATCTCGTTTTGCAGGCTCATCTGGGAAACCTTTCGGAGATCCGCTCGAAGCATGGAGTTCGAGTTTTCAGATACGTCATCAACTCCGTAGTGGCAGCGGTGTTGAGCCGGATGGTGTCCACATGCTCCGTGGCTATCTTCTCGTAATTCTGCACGAGCTTGACATTGCTCTCGTACATCTCCACTGCAGCATTGTGGCGTTTCTCAATGGATCGCGAGACCAGGTACATCATGATCCAGGGACCGAGAATAATGATGGCGATGATGCCACCTATCGGCCAGGAACCGATCTTCGAGATCATGTCCGCAAGGAGCGTGAGCGCCGTTACCTGTTCAGGGCTCATCCGCCAGCCTCCGCCGCCGTCCCTTTCATCCCGCCGCTGTAGCCTTTCAGCCTCACCCGCTTTGCAACCTTACCCCGCATGCCGAATCCTCCGTTCCAGCTTCGTTTGGCAGTCGATGCATCGGACGGCCTCGGGAACAGCCTTCAGGCGTTCCGGCTCGATCTCACCTTCGCAGTCGATGCAGTTCCGTCCCTCCGTCCCAGTGCCAGGCTCCGGCCCTCCCCGTGATTCTGGGTGAGGGCCGGAGTTCCCAGCATCGCTATGCGTCCCATGAAATGGGGTAGTGTTCGGTCGCCGGCGGAAATAGGCGTCTATCGCCTGTCGCCGGAAAAACTCGTCGTTTTGTTGAGCCTGATCGATATCGTCCATTTCTCAGTCTGGGATGAATCTCCCGTACACGTCATAGATGCCACGGGAATCCAGCCAGCGATTCACATCGCCTGGATCCGGATGCGCCAGATCGTATTTGGGGTCCACCAGGGAGAGGTAACTCGCCCGGTCGGAGCAGATGTTGACCCAGGGCAACTGGATCCAGTCCAGATGCAGGGCTTGGCCCACGATTGCCACGGGATCATACAGGCGGCGATACCAGGGAAGCTCCAGGTCCGCTTCGATGGCCTGCAGGATCCGCAGACAGTCTTCCTCGGTCCACTGTGGATTGGTCCAAAACTTCAGGCGATGACCGCCCTGGAGATAATCGGAGAGGGGAACCGTCTTAAATGTCGCATCCTGTGAGGCCAAAATGCCGGGCGCTTTAAGCCACATGACATGGTTGTAGGACCACTTCTGATGTTCCTTGATGGCTGCTGAAATCCAGGAACGGAGGTTGTCCGAGAAGACGATCATCGGGATAGTCTTGATCCCCATGATGTCGTCAATGGTCAGGATCCGGTTCGGGTCACTCATGGTGTTCTCCAGCAGTTTGATCCCTTCATGATGGTGCTCTCCCGGGAATGATGTCCCGGGAGAGCGGGCTCGCGCCCAAATTTCATCCCGTGAAATTATATTCAGTCGGCAGATCCTGGAATCAGCCTGCCTTTATGACGATAACTGGAGCCCGGCGATAAACCCCTCCAAGGCGCTTACAGCCTGGCTGTTTATCGCTCCGGTCTGGAGCTCAACAGTGATGGCGCTCGTTGCAGCCACGATCAACGTCTTCAACTCGGCATCATCACCGAGTTGGCCATACAGGGCCATGACAGCGGCGGTAACCTGGTCCGATGTGAGGTTCCCCTCCTGGGCCACCTGCAGCAGGCCTTTGGCATAGGGGAGGATCGTGCTTGTTGCCGCCGGATACTTGCTGGCGACATAAACACCGGCGATCTTTCCGGCCACCTTTGCGGAATCGTTTGTCGCTACACTCACCCCGGCACATCCCATCAACATCATCGCCGCCATAACAATCGCCAGCTTCTTCATGTCGGTTCCTCCTGTTCACTCGAACATTCAGTGGGGCTGAATCTCCAGCCACAGATTGATGACCCGATTCACCCATCCCCGGAAATACTTGGCCATCTTCGGTTTCTTTCGAACGACTTCCGAGTAATGCTTGATCCGCCGGATCATGAACTCTTCCCAGTGCCTGGTTACCTTCAGCAGCGCGATGGCATCGCCGGGAGCTGAGGTAACGGCAAAATCGAAGGCGGCAATGTCGAGAGGGGAGGGAAGATCGTCCGCTCCGATGGCGTCCCAGTATTCCTTCCGGTAGACCTGCTTGGCGTAGTCGATGGGGGTGTTCGCGTCGATCTCGGGGTGGTAGTGCTTCGCCAGGCCCCAGATGGTGAAGCCGCCCGGATCATCGGGGTCGTTGGTGGGTTTCCCCTCCGCTCCGATGACCAAAAGAAAGGCTCTGTCGAAGTTCTCTCTCATCGCGAATCCATGCCAATTTGGGCCGGCACGGACTGCGGCCGAAGTTACCGCAGCCCGGCCGGGAAAAGGAGGTGAACGTGTCGGGGGGAACTATAGGGAATCGCAGGAAGGGAAATCTACCAAAGCACTTGAGAAAATTACTTGAATAACCTTGGAAAGGATCCTGCCCCCACGAGGATGTGAGGGCAGGATTGTCCGGGATTCACGGATTCTCGGCGGGGTCGCTTCGCTCTTCGAGCAAATCCAACTGCGTGTAGGGAGGCTTGCGCTGTACAATCGCCCGGATCCAGGCCTCCGTGAGATCGTATTTCCTGGCGAGATCCCGGTGATTGTTCCCCGTGAACTCCGCCCGGATCCGCTCGTCCCGCTTGTCCCGAAACAGGCTGTCGAGCTTCGGATAATAAATCCTCATCCCGCCGATATGCCGGGCAAGCCGGAGAGTCGGCTCCATCCCGATGATCCGGGCGACGTCCTGGTAGCTGTCGGGAAGGCAGTCCAGGGAGATCTCATTTGCAATCTCGGTCAGCCAATCCACATCCATCGTCATGTCCTCATTGCTGATGGGCCAGGAGCCCCTTCAGACCCTCAATGGTATCGCTGGCCTGCTGCGCCGTTTTGATTCTCGGGATTCTCATATATTTCGCAAGCCAACGCTGATACCCGTCCTCACAGCGCCAGGCGATCTTTTTCTTCAGGACATTGATCATCTCGATTTGATCGTGAGACGGTAGCATGATGACGTTTGCCGGATGTTGCCTTGCACGCCGGCGGTCGTTTGCCGGTTGCCATCGAGAACGCCGCGCTGCTCCGCTTGTCCGGATATAATTGGACTGGATCTTGAAACCGAGCTTCACGAAATAATTGATCAGCCCGTCCGCCTCGAAATATGTCAGACTGGCGCTTGAATGCTTCTTCCCTTTTGTCTGCGCTCCAATGGCCAGCCTGTACTCTTCGTCCGACAGGCCGAGTTGCTTCTTCGCGATATGAATCAACTGAATCTGAACCGGTTCGATCATTTTCATGACACGGACACCCCCAATTTTTTCTTTAAGCTGTTCAAGGCTTGCTGGTTCGCCTCGGACATGGGCTCCGGCTGGTCATCCGTCTCGCGGGTGATTCCCCGCCGTGCAGCCTCCCGCTCTGCCTCCACCTTTGCGGCCACTCCGGCCGCCATCTCCCAGGCAACATGCCGCAGGTAATTGTTGTTCTTGAGCCCCTTCGGCCCGCTCTGAAGAGTCGCCTCCATCGCCTTGCCCCAGATCTCGGGCGGGCAGGGCCTGATCTCTCCACCCTGCCAGTGGACTGTCCCGGTCTCTATCAGGTCGTTCAGGTTTCTGATAATTCCCAGGGCTCTCCGCCAGGGAAGTGCCTTCGTCCCCTGGCGGAAGAGTCCCAGGTAAGCAAGAGCCTGTCTCAAAACGGGCGGCGGCAGCTTCACCAAGGCGTCGAATGTGTTCCGGCAGAACGAATCATTCTGCCAGGCCTCCGCACTGGCCACAGCCCCGCAACTCGGACAGACAAGCCGCATCTATACGGCCTCCCTGCGTTGTTTTCCGGGAATTACAGCCTCCAGGTTGAGCCTTGTAACCAATGCGTCCAGCTCCTCAGCTCTGTAAATCCCATCGGCAAATCCGTACATGTTCTCAAAGTAACCGGGGGGAAACTGACCCCAGATGTAGAACTTCTTTCCGCATCCCTTGGCGTATCCACCTTCCAAATGGGCAGAGTTTCCACATGGGTAGATCATGACCACGGCATCGCACCAATCAAGGTACCGTCTGTCCTCCTCGAAAGCCTTCCGGGCCTGTGGAAGGGCAAGGAACGAGAAGAGGTCCACATCCTCGATTTTCTCAAAATAATCCATCCACCGGAAACAATAGCGACCCATCGATTCATCGCAAAAGCAATCGACTTCGTGCCCATGAGAACGTAGGACCTGAGCCACGATCTTCGCCAAAGATTCATTCTTCCACGATGTGGCAATATAGATCTTCATGCCTCCCCCTTCTTCAATTCCGGTGGTCTGTAGGTCGTTTTCTGGGCATCGCAGGTGTAATCTCCCCGGATCCGGAACATTCGTCCGGGTTTATCACCAATGACTTTACAGCGGCCTTCCGGAATCAATGAATCCTTCACCATTCCTTGCTTGATGAAGGATTCACAATACCGACAGTTCCTTGTTTCGCATGTCGATCCCTTGCGATAATGGAGCTCGACCTTCTTCTTCAGTCTCGGGACTCCCATGGATGCCTCCTTTATCCCAACAGAGCGGCCTGCAGCCCGTTTCCGTTACAGGCTCGGTTTAGCTGAGCCTGCCTTCCCGCCGCCATCCCGTTCAGGTAGTCCCGCCATTCATGTTCTCTCAGCGTTTCTCCGCCGTTCCTTCGTATGGGCATAACTTCCACGGTTTTCGGATAATGGTTTGCCACATAGGCATCGATGGCCCGGCCATTCCCACATATCCCCACAAATGCCTCGACCTTCTTTTTGACGACCGTTACCCATGCCTCACAGAAAATATCGGCTCTCTGAGTCTTCCTTGCCGGTTTGCACCGTTTCAGATGCGATCCGATGTAGATCCCCCTGGCGCGCCTGATTTGGCGCATGAGCACGATGTGCGCGTATTGTGCGACTTCCGGGGCCGGATCACACCCGATGAAGAGCCATTCACCGTTACTCTCCCATGTGATGGGAGGAGAAAAGATAACCCGGCAGCCGAACGCCTGCCCGATGATCCGTACAAGTGTAGTCTCCCAGGCAACAGGGTTCTCTTTAGCCCTTGATTTTCCACTCCTCTCCGTCGCTTCGGCGGCAAGCATATCGCCATCGGAGATGGCATATTTATCCATCAGCGCACGGGCACGCTTAAGGGCCGCCGCTGCCTCGTGTTCGTTGCTGCTCCCCGCCAGGGCAAAGCATTTCTTGATCTTGCCAATGATGCGTCCACGTTCCTCCTGTGTCATCATTACGCCGCCTCCTTTGCCTTCTCCGGATCCTCCTCTTTGAGCAGGGCATCCACGAACTTGTCGATCTCCGAGTCTGTGCTCTTGATCACGACCTGGTCGCTCGTCTCTTCGACGGTGACTCCGATCCGCTTGAGATCTGCGGCGGGAAGGTTTTCCAGGGCGTTTTTGATTGGCTTCTCCGTCGTTTTGATCAGGACGTCGGCCTGGTCGGGCAGGTGCTTCTTGATCAACTTCACCACCTGGTCGTCATCCGCCCAGGAGATCTTGCCCTTGGCCTTCTGAAACCCGACCTTGACACCATGGAAAATCATCGTCTTGGGCTTCATAAACAACTCCCGGCCTTCCTCCAGGGCGGCCTTCAGGATGGAGTGTCGCTCCATCACCGCTTTGACGCTCTGTTTGATGGATGGAAGTCGCCGGCGCTTGGCCGCGTTGATCTCGTCTTCCAGGGACCGGACCAGGGTGGAGAGCCTCTCGCGGCTCTCGGAAAATTCCTTGGTCCGCTTTTCGATATCGCCGATAGATGGCATCCGATTCACCTTTCCTTTCGGAATTGCCCGCATTCCCGGCACTTGTCGGGATGGCGGGACTGTTGTACAATGCATACCGCCGTGTCGATCCGTTCGTTTCGCACAAGGCAGTGGGTTCCATTGCTGCAGGGCGTTCGGCCCGTGGTATCTTCGCGAGAGAGACCGGGCTGATTCGTTTCGGTTCGACGCGGCATTTTCTTTCCCCGTCGATGTCTATTTCTCCTTGCCATTGCCGACTCCACCGTCACTCTGCATCCAGGAATTCATCCACCTGGATGAACGTGAATATCGAGGCTTCACACCCAGGACACATCGCCGACACTTCAACTTCACTCTTGCCGACATCCACCTTGAAATCGCTTTCATTCAGTTCCGCATCACATTTCGGACATTTCATTTTTGTCTTTTCCTTTCCTTGCTTGATGAAGGACCAACGCCACCTCTGTCTCGGGACTCCCATGGATGCTCCCTTTATCCCAACTCACCTCAGGATGATCCCCAGGCAGCGCGGGCCAAAGTAGATCACAGCGATGATGATGAGGACCCAACAAGCTGCCCTCAGGTACGGTTCACGCATCAGCAGCCTCTCGTCCCAGGGTTCATTCTCAATGTATGTTTTGAAACGCTCGATCATGGCTCCACAGCTCCTTTCAGGATTCGAGGGCCATCCGTTTACAATCGGTCGCTGCTCTCTATGGCCGTCACCACGTTCTCCGTCACCTTCGGTTCGCCCATTTCGTAGGCCATGTTCATCGCACGGGCCGCATAGTTGTTCACAATCAGCGGATAGGCGTGGGAGATGGTCTTGTTCTGCCGGTCCTGCGTCGTCAGGCGGCGGCTGAGGGCCGCGAAGGCGCTCTCATCAAAGATGTCATCCACCTTGGCTCCGATGCGCTTGAACTTCAGCGTCAGATAATCCCTGATGTTCCCGTTCAGCCCCCGGATCTCCGCCGTCTGAATCCGCCGGATCACCTCCCGCATCTCGATATGGCGTGTCTCGTTGAAAAGGGTTTTGAGCTCCGACTGCCCGATCAGGATGATGCCGAGGAGCTTCCTGTAACCGTCTTCCAACTCATAAAAGCGTTTCAGGTATTTCAGGGTATTGGTGTGTAAATCATGGGCCTCCTCGACAATGAGCACGGACCGGAACCCTTGCTTGGCCCGCTCCAGAAGAAGCTGGTGGACCTGCCTGGTTTTCGCCTCCAGTTTGATGGACGGTCTCTGCTCCGAGAGATCCATGATGATGGCGTCACAGATGCTGCCGGCATTAACCCTCGTCTTGTCGATCATCTGCGGGAAGATGACGATGACGTCGCCGTCCTTCTTGAGCTGCTCCACCACCTTCCGCCTCATGACCGACTTCCCCGATCCCACCTCACCGATGACGGCCAGGAACCCGCCATGACGCGCCGCGTCAATCATGGCCGCCTCGATGTACCGGTGTTCCTCACTCATGAAAATGTCCGAATCCTTCTGAATGTCATCGATGAAAGGATTCCGGAAGAGCTTGAAATACTGCAGAGCCTCCTGCTTGATCATTTCACCCTCCACGTGATTGATGAATTGTTCCGGATCTCCCGGAACCATCGCCTTTTGTTTCCGGATCGCCCAGAGCCTCTCGCCATGCCCCCTCGGGAGATTGTTGCGCAGGTTCTTCCCAAGCGGTTGCCAGATGTCCGAAATCTTCATCTGTCGGGAAATCAGCCAATGCATCGCGTTTGGAAGGTTCTGCAGCATCTTCTCCACGGCTGACTTCACTTCCGGATGGTCGATGGGCATGTACCCGCGATTGAGCATCAGGTTGATCGTCGGGCGGGACATGCCCGTTTCCTGGGCGATCCAGGACTGCTTGATGTCACAGTCCAAAACCAGCGCCTTGAGTATGATCGGTGCAAATTCCATTTTGTAAGCCGTTGCCGTCACGTTTCACCTCCTCATCCTGTCGATCCCATCACACGGCGATCATCCGCCGCCCACGTCCCGTCTTGAATTGCCGCGATCACCTCCTCTGCTTCTTTGATTTCAATGCCCTCGCCATACCGATCCCGCAGGATTTGATTTAGCTGCGGGGAGATAACGCCGATCTCCGCCCGGAGGCGCTTCAGGAACTCCACAAAGGATATGCGCCGTGCGGCGATGCTCCGCGACACGGTGGCCGCATCCATCGTCAATGCATCATTGTCCGGCAGTTCCGGCTGCCGGATCTCCAGGGGCGTTCCCTTCTTTTCGATGAACTCCAGGTTTCCGACCTTATCGGCCTGGTGCCCGAACACCTGGAGAGGAGAAACGAAGCCTGCGGCAGGGGCCTCGGCCCGCCGCTTATCGCCCGTTCCCTTCCAGGACAGCCCCCACTGCTCGGCTGTCTTCTCCATCTCCGTCTTGGCCTTCTGTGTCGCCGTATGCTGAATGCCGCGATAGGTCCCGTAGGGGACACCGTTTGTCAGACGGCCGAACTGGTCTTTCTCAATGGGCTGGCACAGCCAGACATAGCCGTTGAAATGAACCTCAACGGCCGGATATTCGTATGGATGGCGGATCACGTTGACTTTCTGGTGGGCAACCTGGGGATCCGGGATTTGATACTGGTGGTTGTCGACGCTGATCAATCGAGCTCCGTCCGCTGTCCTCGTGATGGTGGGCTCCCGGATCAGGAGCCGGAAGAGGGATTCCTCCGGACAAAGGCGGAGCTGCTCTGCCGTAATGTAGGACCACAGGACAGAGCGAGGCGCGATGTTGCGCATTTTCCGAGCTGCATTGGCGTGGATGCACCAGTCCAGCGCCCACCGGTTCAACTCGTCCAGGTCGGAGGGGCGTTGCAGTTTGAGACGGCCTTCAAAACGATTGGTGAAGTGCATCAACCCCTCGATGGCCCCCTTGGCCCGGGGATTGCCCGGCATATGCGTCTGCAGGTCGATCCTGAGAGCGTCAAATAGAGCCTGATTGGCCTTTGCCGCTGCAATGGATCCACGGTCGGCGATTAGGAGGAAGGGAACCCCGTGAAAGCGGTATTTGCCGAGCTTTTCACCTGACGATCCGTTCCATGTGTTCCGGATCAGCTCATCCTTCGGGCGCATGGCCGTGTACAGGAACTTTGAGCCGTCCGAAGCCCGCTCGCCCGTGGCGTAGAAGTAATGAAAGAAGAAGGCCCCGCTGCAATGATCGACCACGGCGTAGCGGAGCAGCTCCTTCTTGATCGTCTTGGCCGTCTTCACGATCTTATTCTTGTACAGCGTCATCTCCGCGTCCCGCTCTCCCAGGCCCTTCTTCTCATCGAGGAAATACTGAAGGCAGTTGGTCACGTCGAACTGCCAGACATGGTTGGGATGATCGGACAGAAGCGTCCGATGGGGGGAAGGGCGGAGCAGATCCTTTGCCGAGATCTGTTCCTGGCGCATCCTGGTGAGAAACCAACTCGTGGAGACACCCGTATCGATCCCGGAATCCTCCAGGATCTCCTTGGCATCGCAAGCGGGGAGCGGGATCTGCTTCGACGTCCGTTTGGACACCAAGAGCATGGTGGAAGCCCCGAGCAGAACGTCCCGGGTCGCCCGTGACCGCCCCTTGGTCGCCTTCTCTTTGCGCCAGCGCAACCCACGTCTGGCGGCCCACCGAAAGACGCTTCGCTGCGTCACGCCGTAATGCTCCGCCAGTTCCTGCACTTTCTGCGAGACCTCACCAGATGGCAGGTCCCGCAGAGTCGCCTGGACGTGATCCAGGATGGAATCCGAGACTGCCATGATTTATCCCCTGGTGATGTAGCCGACTTCCTTCAACGATTTTCGATACTCAATTTCCGCATCCATGAAATTCAGAAGAAACGGTTTGTCCTTCTCCCCCCTGACGATGACTGCTCTTGCTTTGTGCAGCGAATGATCCGGATCTCTGGTGAAGAGAAATTGCCTCCTGAAGAAGGACAGATATTTTTCTGCGGCCTCGGCGCGTAGTTTGTATTTCCTCATCGGGTGATCGGGACATTCTTCAATGTGCGCAATCAACGCCTCATGGTTACTCGGCGGTGTCCCAGGCGGATAGACATGGCCGCAAAAGACACACGTCACGGCCCGGCTGTCGTTCTGCAGGGCGATCCGTTCGGCCCGCAGGCGTTTGTTTTCGGCTCTCAAGGAGAACCAATGTTTAAGCGGTCCCATTTCCATCCCCTTTCTTGCTTCCGGCTGATTCATTCTTTTCCTTTGCCGCCCGACGTTTCCCGACCTTCTCTTTGTAGGCATTACCCATCATGTGAGTCAGGGGCATGTTCGCCACCAGAACATCATCCGGCGGGATCTCTTCATCCATGATCTCCCAGGGAACCTCATCGGCGTTCCGATACTCCTCATGCAGGGCGAGCCGCTCCTCCATGCAGATCTTGCTGATGAAGATATAAAGGAAGTAGAGTTGCCGAAGGGCGATCTCCGGGGCCTGGTGAGGGACAATCTTCTTCTTGATGTCCGAGATCCCCTTAAGGAAATCCGTCTGGACCTGGGCAAGGAGGTTGATGGCGTCCTGCTCTTCTTCCGTCAGGTCAGTCAACTCGACCTTCCGCTCCAGGCGCTGGAGATCACGCTCCATCTGGTTGATGACCTTCTCCTTCGCCTTGATGAGGCGGTCCTTCGTCTTGATCGTGGCTTCCGCTTCGTCCTTCTCTGCCTTGTGGGATTCTTCGAGGGTCTCCAGAAGGGCCTGAATCTCATCTCTGTGATCGGCGTCCAGGGGGATGGTTTCGCCGTTGTAGATAATGGCGTTATCGGCAATTTTGGCGGAATCCGCCGAAATTGCTTCGCCTAAGTACTTGACTTTATTGATTTCACATCCAAACGCGTTTACGAATTTCGTAAGCCATTCCGCCTTAAATGGCTTCAAATCCATCAATTGTTCATCGACACGCCGCCTATTTTCACCGGTCCATTCACAGAACTGATCCCACGTCATCCCGAATTTTTCTCTATAGAATTTGGCATCCTTAACTTGTTTGAGGTATAGTAACCTCATGATTTTTGTCTGTGTTTCGATGAATGAAACAGCTTTTATCTTTCCCGACATCTCAAAGACGTTTCTTATCGCTTCTTCCTTTTCTCTCTGGGTAGTCTCAGCGCTCTTCTCGATGTCCCGTTTCATGATTTCTCGGGATTCCGCTGCATCCGAGTAATTCTCCACAAGCTTGTCCGCGTCACTGCTGCCTTTCATCGTCGCCTCCCGTCAGTTCTGATAATTCTTTCCGTGCCCGTTCCACTTTGGTCTCCGTCAGGGTCTTCCGCCTGGCCCAGACAACCGCCAGCCGCATCCCCAGGACGTACCCCTCTCCGATCCGCTCCACCCATCGCAGGTCCTCCATCGTCCCGACCTGGCGAAACACCATGTCTACGGAAAACCCGGTGACTCTTGACAATTCAGAAACGCTGAGCGGTTCCTTTGAATCCTGAAGAACCCCCAGGATCCGGTCGGCCGTCGTCAAAACCTCGATCTTCCTGCAACTCTTTGCCGCCATAGTTGCTTCCTCCGTTATCGCTTGATCCCCCGGAATTCCTTCTTCAGGCGCTGCATCTCTGCGATTGCATCATCCAGCTTTCCGATGGCGAGCTTGCGGACCTCCTCGCCATTAATGACCCTTGCCTCTTCCGCTTTTGCGAGGGTGGAAATCGTCTCCAAAGAGCCGGTGATGTTCTGGATTGCGAAGATTAAAACGGCTGGTAGCGGGTATTCTGCGGGCTTCGATAGATAGTGGTTAAACATATGGATGGACAGGCGTTTGTGCTTGTCCGATGCTCCAAAGTAGGCATTGATGGCATCAACCATCTCCTCCCGGCTCATGCCTGATGCCCGAAGGGCGCTCTTGACCGTCGCGGCGATCTCAATGCACCCTTCCTCGTAACTTTCCATCCGTCCGGATTTCTCCGGAGCAGCCAGAAGCTTCACTCTGAGTGATTCATATTCCTGGATGGGGGTATCAAAATCAAAGGAGCGTTGATTCGGGTCTAATTTCATTCTCTTTTTAGACATTGACTTATCCTTTCCCCCAGTCTATGAATAACCGTTAGAAATGCTTATTCATCTTCACCCACAAGCCACCTTGGACGTTGACCGCTTCGGCGGCTGCAGATAGTACTCGGGGAACACTTGGCGGTGGTCCCTTCCGATCTTGGAAGCGATGGCCTTCATGACCCGGTCCGAGACGATGATCCGGTGAATGACCTTGGAGACGGTCATCTCTGCGACGCTCAGCTCTGATGCGATCTGCTTCTGGGTGATGTCGTTTTTCCTGAGTGCTTCCTGGATCTTGTTGGGGGTCATGCGTTTACTCCTTAAAAATTCTCTTTGATTACACGGAAGACATCGCTTTTTTTGCGATCTTCCATAATAAGAGAGACGAGGGAGAGTGCATCGCTGATGACCAAGTTGTTGCTGTTGTAGGTAATAACACTGGCCAAAATGATGAACATCTCTCGTGCATTTTGTTTAGAAGGGTACATATCGAGTAATTCTTTAACTTTAGAGAGTGTTCGTGGTTGTTCTTCTCCTTGTAATTTTGCTGCATCGATTGCTGCGGTCCTTTGAAGTTGTTCAATAAAAGCTTTCATGATTCACTCCATGAGGTTTGAAAATGGATGTTCCTGATTTTACTTCTTTGATAGGTAATATCCGTGGTGTTGTATCTCTTTTGAAAGACGCTCTTGGGTTGCTTCCGAAAGGGAAAGACAAAGAAACGCTGGCACGTTTGATTGAGGAGACGGAGAAAAAGTCCGCTGCCATGGAAGCAGATGCGGCTGTGAGGTTGGGATATCAAATCTGCCGCGCCCACTGGCCTCCTGTTGTCATGTTGGAGACAGAAAAAAGAAACATATTCCGATGCCCTGAATGTAATAAGGAAGTGGATACCAGCCCTGCTTCTTTCAGCAGTGCACCTGTCGCTCATTCTAAGTGGATGCTGAGATGA